TGACGAGGGCGCAGACCAGTTGGTGGACACCAATTTCCGCGAGATCGAGATGACCAAGCGGCAAATCGAGCAACGATTTAGCCGCTACGGAATGGTTCCCGAATCGATCATGCGAGAGAAGGACTCCACAAGACGCTTTGTGGTTATCCATGCAGTCTATCCCCGATCCGATGCAGCGGGCAGTCGGGCTATCAATAAACGCTATGCCTCCTGCTGGGTTTGCGCAGATACCAAGTCTGTGCTCCATGAATCTGGCTACGACAGCTTTCCATACGCGGTTTCGCGTTGGGCAAAGCGGGCGGGGCAGGTTTATGGGTTTAGCCCCGCCCGCATTTGTCTTCCCGACATCCTCATGGTCAATCGCTTTCAGCAACAGATTCTGAAGCGGGCCATGAAAGTGACATCCCCTCCCCTGTTGGTTCCCAACTCGGGTTATGTCCTGCCGATCAATACATCGCCTGACGGCGTCACCTTCCATGACGCTTTCAGTGGGCAGAACGAAGTGCGCGAGCTTTACCAGAACGTGCGCCAAGACCTTGGCATCTCGCTTGAGATGCTGACCGATGTCCGCAACTCCATTCGCAAGTGCTTCCATGTTGACTTGTTTGAGCTTGGCAAGAACAACATTGAGATGAAGGCAACCGAGGTGATTGAGCGCAGGAATGAGAAGCTGCGCCAATTGGCTCCCATGATCGGGCGTCAGACTAAGGAGAAGCTTGACCCGATTGTCTCCCGCACCTACGAGCTTTTGAACGCGCACAATCGCATCCCGGATGCCCCGCCTGCGCTTCAGGGCACACGCTTGCGCGTGCGCTACCAATCTCCCGCCGCAGCCGCACAATTCAGCGTCAGGGCTGATTCAATGCGTGGATACACAGAGGATCTAGTCGCGCTTGCGCAGGCATATCCTGACATTCTGGACAAGATCGACCCTGACGCGCTGTCGTCTGAGCTTGCTAGGGCAAGGCAGGTTCCGACCGCAATTCTGCGCCCTGGCGAGGAGGTTGAAGAAATTCGCGCCCAAAAACAGCAGAACCAGCAGATGCAAGAGATGGCTCAGGCGGCGCAGCCAGCGGCTAGTGCAATCAAAGACATTGCACAGGCGCAGGCGATTTCCCAATGAAAACCCTAAAGCAACTAAAAACCCATACGGAGCGGAATTGCCATTCGGTGCTGATTGCCGCTGTAGCCAACCCTTCGGGGAATACTGTCGTCATCGGGCCATTTGCCAACTCGAAAGAGATGGACCGCGCTATTCTGCGCTCGGAGTATCCCGTTGACAAAGTCGCAGGCCCTTACCAAGTGCTGATTCCCTACCCCGAAGGAGCCGTAAAGCCGAAGGCGACTGATGAACTGGCAACAGTTGGTCAATAAGACCCTTGGCAAAAACCGCTCGTTCCAGGCTGTATTCAAAACTCCGGAGGGGCAAGAAGTGCTGCAACACATCGCCAAGATGGGCTTTGTGTTCCAACCTTCGATGGATACCAGGGGCCTGACAGAGTTCAACGAGGGTCGGCGCAGTCTTGCGCTGGACATCCTCGCGCTCTGCAACAAGGACGAAGCGGCCATACTTGAAATGCTGAAAACCCACCAACAGGAAGAAACCCAATGAGCGACGACAACGACACACCATTTGTTGAGACACTGCCCGAGGAATATCGCGACAATGCGGTGTTTTCGTCCTACAAGGACATGGACGGTCTTCTTAAAAGCCACGTTGAACTGAACAAGATGCTCGGCAAGCCCCGAGTGGATCTGCCTCAAGACGACTGGAAAGACGAGGACTACGACAAGTTCTACTCTAAGCTGGGCAGACCCGAGAAGGCTGAAGCCTACGCCGAAGGGCTGGAACTGCCAGAAGGCGTGGAGCTTGACCAAGACCAAGTCAAGTGGGCGACTGACCAGTGTCACAAGCTGGGCATCTCCGACAAGGCTGGCAAGCAGCTTTTGAAGGACTACATCGCCCGTCAAATTGAGCAGGATCAAGCCACGCAGAGCAGCAAGGCGCAATCTGCCGAAGAGGCGACCGCCGCGCTGAAAGCCGAGTGGGGCGACAACTACAACACTCAGATGGAGTTGGTTAATGGTATTGCGAAGAAATTCGGTGACAAGGCGTTCTTTGAGTTGCTGAATAACCCTGAGTTTGGTAACAACCCCGCTTTTGTGAAGTTCCTCGCCAACGTCGGCGAGGAGTTCAAGGAGGATGTCGCTGGAGGTTCATCCGGCGCGCCCTCTGTGAGTCCGCAGGCTCGCGCCAAGTTGCAACTTGAACAGAATCGACAAGACCCTGAAAAGGTGCGACTTTTGAACACGCCGCTTTACAACCTGCGCGAGGACGAGCAAGTTGCGGCAAAGGCGTTGCGAGCCGAGAACGAGAACCTGTATCGCCTTGCCTACAGTGATTAGGGAGCCCCTTCTCCCTAGCCCCGTCTCAGGTTTTCTTCGTTTTTACCGAGGCGGGGCATTTTTGTTGCTTGACCGATTCCTGAATCCCTGTTACGCATCATCATATCTGGACAACTTGATACGTCGAGCCCAGTGACAGCGGGGAAAGCCCCGCCTTCCAGCAGCGGAGAAAAGCTGTTATGGGAGAGTCCGCATTTGTGGGTAGCTCAACCGATCCGAAACGATTGCAAGAGAAAGGCTACCTACAATGTCTTCAGAGATTAGCACCTCCTTTAAGCAGTCTTACCACGACATGCTGGAGATCGGCCTGCAACAGCAGGGCTCCCGATTGCGTCCAGCGGTTCGTGTTGAGTCTGTGAATGCGAAGTATGATTACTTCGACCGGGTCAACAGCGTCTCCGCTGTTGAGAAAACCTCCCGCCACGCGCCCACCCCGCAAATTGACACCCCGCACGTTCGTCGGCGTGTTGATATGCGCGACTTCCACTTTGCCGACATGATCGACAAACAGGATGTCATCCGCGCTACGGCCAACCCTGAATCGGCCTACGTCCAGAATGCGATTTACTCGCTCGGACGCGAGATGGACAATCAGATCATCTCGGCTGCCTTTGGCACGGCCTATGAGGGCGAGACTGGCGGAACTTCCACCACGTTCCCTACCGCGACCCAACAGATCGCGCACGGTTCGGCTGGAATGACCGTTGCCAAGCTTCGGGAGGCAAAAAAGATCCTCGACTCCAACGAGGTTGGTGATGAGCCCCGCTTCATCGCCTGCACGGCCCAACAGATCGATGATCTGCTGGGCACGACTGAGGTCACTAGCACTGACTACAACTCCGTCAAGGCGTTGGTTCAGGGCGAAGTGAATACGTTTCTCGGCTTCACGTTCATTCGGACTGAGCTGATTGACATTTCGGGCTCTACTCGCTCCTGCATTGCCTGGTCGCGTAGCGGTCTGCTCTTGGGTGTCGGCATCGACATCGAGACGGACATCAGCGTTCGGAATGACATGAGCAACGCCATCCAAGTGTATGCACGCGCCACCTTCGGCGCGACCCGCATGTATGAGGAAAAGGTCGTGGAAATCCAGTGCACCGAATCCTAAACGAGAAAGGACTGACAGATGGCTACCTACAATTCTGAACAGTTGGCCGCTTTTGTCGCCCCGAATTACGGGCCGAAGGAGCGGAATCGTGCGGACGCGCTTCGCCGCGAGTCGTGGACTTACAACACGACCGATGACCCGACCAGCGCAATTGCTGAATTGGACACCATTCGCTTGGTGCTGCTCCCGAAAGGGACACGCATCTGGGGCGGAAAGTTGTTCTTTGAGGCGGTTGGCTCCAACCAGGTCGTTGACTTCGGCCTTGAAGGAGCGGACGGCGACGGCACGTACGACGGGACCAATTCCGATGACCCCGACTTCTTCACCACGGCGCAGATTGCTGTTGCGTCCGCTGGCGAAGCTGAGTTCGGCGTCTTGCAGGAAGACAATCCCGGCTACGAGTTGGTGAAGGATTGCTACCTGACGATGACCCATGAGGACACTGTCAGCACCAACGCGCCTGCTTCCGACAAGGACATCGACGGTTACGTTGACGTTTCGTAACGCTCAATCCCCTGCCGGGGCATAACAGCCCCGGCAGGGCTTTTCTATGGCAACTCAAGTCACGATCAGCAATTTGGCCCTGATGAATCTCGGGGCGCCTACCATTACGCGGATCGAGGCTGAGACTGCCTCTGGCCGCGCTGTCCGCGCAGGCTGGGACGTTTGCCTTGAGGCGTTCCTGTGTATGCACCCGTGGACGTTTGCCACGGCCAGGACAACGACCTCTCCTACGGCAAACACGCCCGACCACAATTACACCTACGAGCACGCATTCCCATCGGATGCGATTTACGTGTTTCCTCCGGGGCAGGGCACGCAGCCCTACGACGACTACAAGATTGAGGGACGCACGATACTTTCCAACTCTGACACCCTCTACATCCGCTACATCCAGAACGAGGTGTCGGTGTCAGACA